GAAACATTGCTTATGACAATTATTTCTTCTGATATGCCGTATAAGGTTGTTTTAGAAACAAGAGTGATCCGTGTAAGTGACATTACACCTATGGAAAATACAGACGGTGCTGTATATAAAATGCACTTTGTTTCTAAAGAAACTTTTAATGCCAACAAGAGAAAAGTAATCAAAGCCTACAATGGGCAAATACACGAGATTGCAAAAAGAGTATTTCAAACTTATTACGCAAAGGTAGGCGGTGAAACTGAAATAGATCAACTGTATGGCCAAGATTTTACAATGAGATCTGCGAAGAGATACAACCTTACAGAATCTACCATTGTTGAAGAAGATTTTGGACAAAGAAAGTTTTATCTTCAGGATACTTTTTCGGCAACTGGTTTAACTGTACCACGTTATACACCAGCTTACACAATGAATTTACTTGCAAGCATGGGATTCAATACAAATGTTCCTTCATGCACATATAGATTCTTTGAGACTCTCGAATCTTATTATTGGGTAACAGACGAGTTCTTTATTCATAAACATAATGCTGGGAAAATTAAGCATTTATATTACGGTCCTGTTGGTAGTATGGATCCAAATAGACCTTTAGCTCAACTCGAAAGAATTGAGCAACTGCAAATTGTAAATAAAGGTTTGGATACGGCCACCGATATTTTTTCAGGAGCTTATAGAAGCAGAGTAACAGAGATTGATATTGTAAGAAAACAGGTTACAGACTATAATTTTAATTATGATGAAGACGCCGATTATATGGACTTCAGCGGCAACCAAGCCCGTCAAAGCAGCCCTGATGCTCAGCCACATACAAAAGCTTTTAGAGATGAAACTTTTACTGAAGAAAATGCAAGACATTTTGTAGTATATAAAGATTACCAAAGCGTTGGTGATATTAAATCTAATATTAGAGCAGAAAGATTTGTTCCTACGATTACGCAGAACAGAGTTTCTTATTATCACCACTTAAATAATGTACAAGTAAAAGCTGCACTTAAGGGTAGATTGGATTTACGTCCTGGTGAAATCATTCAATTAGATATTGCTCAGTTGAATGTTGACTCAAAAAGAAATGATACTCTTGGTGGTAAATATATGATTAAGACCACAAGTCATCAGATGAAACATGGAGAACTTACAACTTCTCTTCTTCTGGTAAAGTTTGATTGGTCTGCAACTGATAGTAGAACGGATCAAGGAAATGCCTGATTACGGTATAGGAATACGCGACCCATTGTGGTTTGTGGGTGTTATTGCAAACACAGTCGACCCTCGTAAAGAAGGGCGTGTGCAGGTACGTGCGTTCGGTATACATGGAACAAATAAAGATATACCTGACGATGAGTTGCCTTGGGCTGTTCTTGTTTCAGGTGCTTATGACGCAAACGTTTTCCACGGCGCAAAGACAAATAAATGGGTGTTTGGTTTATTCCTAGACGGAAGACATGCTCAGCAACCTATGATTATTGGTACAATTCCAACTCAGAATCTTGATGGTATTGATCCAGAAAAAAATGGCTGGGGAACTATTCCACCAAAAGACGCCCACCTTCTTGCTAAAGGATCTGAGCCAGAAAGTATCGGGCAACACGACGTTTCTAAACTAGCCCGTGGTGAATATTTACACGAAACAAATCTTGTTGAATGGGAGATGGGTAGAGCCTTAAATGTTAAGGTAGCAGATTCAGACGAAACATGGGATGAACCCGCACCAGCATATGATACTGAATATCCGCATAATAAAGTAATCGAAAGTGGTGTGCATACTATTGAGCTTGATGATACTCCCGGCTCAGAAAGAATTACTGTCTGGCATAAGGAAGGTTCTTATGTACAGATCGATTCTCGTGGTACTGTTACAGAAAAATCAACATCAGACAAATATGAAGTCATTGATAGAAAACAGCACGTATTAGTTGGTAATGCAAGTACTGTTACAATTAATGGTGATGCACATGTCTACGTAAAAGGCCATAAAGTAGAAGAGATCCAAGGAGATCTAAAACAAATTGTACATGGTAATTATTATCTCGGTGTAGGCGGACCTGAAACAATTATCAATGGATCTGAAAACCTACAGATGAGAGCAGGACAGGTAAAGGTAGAAGCTAATGCTGGCTACATGTCTTTTCTTTCGAAGAAAGAAACCCAGATAGAAGCCGGACAAGGTATCGGTATTCAGGCACCAAAAATATTTGGTACTGCGTCAGAAGAAATGCTTTGGCATTCTGATAAATTATTTGCTATGGATTCAGCAGAAGACTTTAAGATCAAAGGTGCTGACGTAAGATTCCAAGGTACAGACTCATTTGATCTCAAAGGAGATGCTGAGTTAAGAGTCAGTTCTGATGGTTATGTGATGGTTCGTGGTACTACAACATTTATTGACGACTTTGTTCGCATGGCTGAGGGCAGTGCAGACCCTGCTAGAGACGCGCAGGATGTCACGAGACCTGGTGGTATGGATACCAAAGCACAGCCCGTTAAAGCTCCAGAGCCTCCTGAGAAAGGTGTTAACCTACAAACAAATAAAGACACAGGATCTCGTGGTAGTGCTGGTGCATCTTCACCTGACCATTCTGGTGAAACAGTATCCACCACAGAAACTCTTGCATCAACTGCTCCTGCAACGGCAGCAATGCAAAGTAGTTTGACTCCTCTCCTGAATCTTATTGGAAGATTTGAAGGAGATCAGGATGGTGGGTATAACGCTATATCAGGATTAATTGATAGAGCACTACATCCATCTAGACCAATCACAACTATGACTATTGGGCAGGTTCTTCAATATCAAGAATCTGTTGATAGCGTTTCAGGTTCAGAGGCTATGGGCAGATATCAAATCATGGAAGATACTCTCCGTGGATATGACAACGATGACAATGATCCGCCACCTCCGGGCGATCCATTATACGCAAGAGCAGGTCTAAGCTTAAGCGATAAATTTAGTCCAATTAACCAAGATAAGATGGCTGTAGAATTACTTAGACGCCGCGGTCTTGACGGATATCTCAGCGGTAATATATCTAGAACAACCTTTGCAAATAATCTTGCTGCAGAGTGGGCTTCACTTCCAATTGTAAACGGTCCAAAGGCTGGTCAAAGCAGATACTCTAAGCCAATTTATGCTGATGGTAAACTGGTGAAGAATAATGCTAAGATTACTGTTGGAGAATTTGAGAAAGTGCTTGATGAGATTAAAGGTAACTATGAGAAAGCATCTACTACCATAACTTCTAAACCTGAAACTGGAGGTTCCTATGACGTGTAAATGTTGTGGCATGGAACAGTGTTTAAATCCTGGCCAACAGGTAGATACAACCACGAAGCTTTCTGGTGTAAACGGTAGAGGTGAGCTTACGATCAGCGCTCTCGATCAAATTGAAGCTAATTTCAGAGCAAGCATGATCGAAGATACTTCTGAAAATGTTTTAATTCAATCTGTAAAAAGATTTCCAAACTTTTATGATTCTCTTTCTAAATTTAATACTGACTTCTTAAAAAGAGATATCGCACAAACTTATATTGGTGCAGATGATAATGAAGTATTAGAATATAGATTAAATCGTGGTCCTATTACTCCTTTAGAATATTCAGAATATTTAAGAGAGTTTAATCATACACCCACCTCTATTGAAAACATTTATAATACAAAGCCTGCGCAGATTGTATCTGAACTAAATTACTATTATACTGGATCGTCTTCGAATAGTATTCTAGGAAAGTTTTGTGCACTTATGCCAAATATATTTGCTGCAATTGATGCTTTTTTTGATCTACTTGATGATATCGATGGTTTGATTCAGGATGCCTTTACATTCCTTGCAAAGATACGCAATGTTGCTGATGAAATTCAAGCAGCATTTGAAAAAATTAAAGTAAAAGCTCTTATTGAAGCCATTAAAGAAAAGGTAGAAAAAGCATTTGAAAAAATCGTAAAGCGTGTAGAGAATGCTATTAAAAACTTTAGTGTTGAGAATATTATGGGACAAATCGAAACATTTGTCAACGACAAAATTGTAAAAAGAATTACTCAGCTTAAACAAGAAATATTAGAATTCTTTGATGAAGAAAATATTAAGAATCTTGGTAAGAAACTTAAAGCTCAAATTGATTATGCTATGAGTGTTTTCGAAAACCCATCTCTTGAAGAGGTACAACTTTTAATTGCAAAAATCTGTGGTTTGATTACTGGTATTGAAGGTGTGATTAATAAACTAAAAGATCCACTCAACGACTTTTCAAATCGTTACGAAGAAGTGTTTTATACACTAAAAAATGTGTCAGATCGAGTAAAAGGTGAGGCTATTAGAGCTGGAGCTATCAGATTAGAAGATGAGGTACGTAAAGAAAGAATAAATAAATCAAGAGAGAAATTTGAACAAAAAGGTAATGTGCCGCCTCCAACAACTCAAGAGTATGAAGGAGTGCCAACTTGGGAAGAAATTAAAGATAATACACATCCTAAGATTGGTATTCAAGGTGGTTGGGTAGAGGCTCTTGGAAGTGCTGGATGGACACAAACTGATGCTGAAGTAAAAGCTATGCTAATGAAACTTCAGGCTAAAGTCGGTAAGCGTCTCATCGTAAACAGCTGTTGGAGAAGTATGCAGTATCAGAAAATGCTTTATGACGCTGGTAAAACTACTACACTTAATGGTCAGCACACTAAGGGAATGGCTTTTGATATTACATGGGATGGTTGGAATAGAGAAAGCACACCAGTTTCTGAAGAAGCTTATGATTTTGTAGATCTAGCAAAAGAAGTAGGTTTTAGAGGGTTTGGCCGTTATAAAGGATTTATTCATATTGATAAAGGCCCAACAAGAATGTGGAAGTCTGAAGAATTTAAAGCACTAGAACAAAAACAACTAGGTACGTCAGTATGACAATAGAACTATTAACAGGTAGAACTAAAAAGATCTCCATATATTCCGATTTTAAAAAGGATATGGAGAAAAGTCCTGTGTCTTCTGATCTGACAGTGCGCAAAGACGAAGAGTCTGTAAAAGAAGCAATTAAAAATATATTACTTACTGATCGTGGTGAAAGATTGATGCAACCAAATCTTGGTGGTCATCTCAAAGCCATGCTATTTGAAAATATAACGCCCGGCGTTTTAAAAACAATCGAAGATCAAGTACGAACAACACTAGATATTTACGAGCCTAGAGCTGAATTACTAGATGTAACAGTATCCTCTCTAGTTGACGATAATACTGTAAGAGTTCGTGTTGAATTTATGATACGCAACCAATCAAATCCAATATCAGTTGACGTATTTCTAGAGAGGACAAGATAAATGGCATCTAAACTCAAAATTA